TTACTTGCTAGCAGTTTTTAGCGATTCCAGCTGTAGAGAAATTCCAACGAGATCAAGCTTTTTGAGCATTCCCTTATTCGCCGACTGATTGTTGCTGAGGAAGTGCCTTGCCTTCTTGAGAATCAAGCGACTTTCGTGAACTGACATCGCACGATCGTGCTCATATAGCGTATCGTAGAACGTCTGAGCGGCCTTTGCGTTCGGCTCGGCAATTGATGAAGCGGCCGATTGAAAGCTCTTTCTGATTTCGATCAAATCTTGGTGTTTCGGTGATGCTTGGATTTTCTGCACGACTTCATAAAGCATCATAAGCCCTTCTTGGGCTACATCTCTGTTCTGGGCCGCGATCGAGAGAGCCTCGTTATAATTAGCTAGGGCTTCTTTTTTTGCTTCTTTTCGCTCTTTCCAAATAAAAAGCGCCGTGCTAGATACAAAGCCAACCGCTGCGCTAGCCGCCAGTTTGAGAATCCCGATCCACTCCGGTAAATTGCTTTCCATTCCTTTCCCCTAGCCATAATTTCTCGGCCTTACCGCCCGCCTGATCGTCTGCAGCTGGCATCCAGCGACCATATACTCGCGCAATCATCGTCCAATCGCTATGCCCCATTTGCTTGGCCACCCACATAGGGTGCTCACCTGCCGACAGCATCATCGACGCATAGGTGTGACGGGTCTGGTACGGACGGCGGTACCGGACACCGGCTTTTTTCATCGCCGGATGCCACATGGTCTTCCGTATCGGTTGATCTCCGGCCCATCGCTCAAGCGTGCGCGGGTTCTGGAACACCTCTTTATCAGACAGGAACGTGTGCGCCTTCTGTGCCGTCAGCGCTTCAATAGCGGGGCGCAACAGCTTCACTGACCGCCGGCCTGCGGCAGTCTTCGTCACCTCAGCCTCCCCACCTGCAGCTTGGGTCATTGCCCGGCTGATCATCACTTCACCCCGGACCCAGTCCACATCACCCCAGTCTAGGGCCACCAACTCGCTTGTCCGCAGGCCAGTCCAGAGCGCGAACTGCACCATGTTCCTGGCCTGGCCGCTCAAGGCCGCTAGGATCGCTTGCTGCTCCTCAGGCGAGAATGGGTCCACATCGTCATCTTTCGGCGGCGCTTCTTTCCTGGCGTAGGTCCACCCGGCGAGCGGATTGATGTCCAGCAACTCTTCATCGACGGCATCATTAAGTGCAGACCGGAGGCAGCTCTGGATGTTGCTCAGTGTCTTGTTGCCGACCTGCAGGCCATCCAACCAGTCGCGCACCAGCTTCCGTTTGAGGTCCACCACCAGGTGATGACCGAGCGCGGGCACCAGTCGAAGCTCGACGATCTTCCTGTAGCCCTCGAAGGTGCTGCTCGATATGTGCTTTTGCTTCGCGGTCAGCCATCTGGTGAGAAACCCACCTACGGTTTCCTGGCTGGTCTCCGGGGCGAACTTGGCGGCCCGGGGCGAGCCAGGGAACGTGACGGCATAGTCGAACGTCCCTTGGGCGATGGCGTGCTCGATCGCTGCCTTGTGCAGCTGAGCCTTTTTCAGATTAGTGGCGGTGGGCTTGAGCGCGACGCGCTCGCGGCACCTAACACCCCGGAACATGAACGTGATCTCGATGCTCGAGTCTGAGACTGCCCTGACACCGCTCCCGCCTCTACCCATGATTCATATCCTTCCATGTCAATCAGCGTCCGGCCATCCGGCGCTTTTAGCCAAATTTCGCCAAGCCGCCAGATCCCGTCGCGGATCTTTGAGCGGATCGCGTCCTCGGTGTAGCCAGACTCGCTGGCGAATTTTCTGACGGTCATGTAGCGCATTGATCTACTCCACCTGACGCGCCAGGTTTTGGTTGTCACGCCGATCTGTCACGACAGCCGCCGCGAGCGCCGCCAGTTCGGCCACCAATACGTCGGTCCGACCATAGAACCTCCCGGCATCCTCGTTCACGAACCGCTCGAGCACGGTGGCCACGGCTTGCTGGTTGGCCAGGCCGCGCAGATCGGCGTCGGGTATGGTCGCGTCGGTGGACGGCGCGTGCACAAAAGCATCCTGGCTGATCAGCAGCGTGCGCACCGGGCGAATGCCCTTGCACTTGGTTGCCCAGTTGGTAGCCGGCACGCACCAAGGGAGCATGTGCAGGCACCAGGAGCTGCCGGAGGCGTTCTGCGTGCTGGACCAGTATTCCGCCTTGGTAAAGGCCTGCGTTGGCCCGCCTTCACGTTGCATGGTCCAGTACCGGCCCCAGTCTTCCAGTTGCAGCAGGTTGGCCCGCATGACCTGCAGTTGCTCGATGCTCGGCAGGTGCCAGCCCCGCTGGCCACGGATGGTCATGCCCAGGACCTTGCGGGCGATTGCGCTGCCGGATTCGGCCATGGCCAGGGTGTTGGCGTAACCGTCGTGGCGGCACTGGGCGCCCTTAACGGTGATTCTTGGGCCTGACTGGTCCTGCCACTGTGCCTGGCTCTCGAACCCGCGCCCGGAGTCGATGACCGCGTGCTCGGCTCCGGCGAAGAACAGGCGCCCGGCGTAGAAGCCACCGCCCAGAGGCTGGCCGATGGCGGGGAGGGCAGCCGGGTTGATTGCTCGGTGCTTGATCATGGCAGCCTCCGAAAATGGTCGGCCAGCACCCGGCGACCGTCCAGGCCACAAGCGGTGGACAGGTCGAGCACTTGGCCAAAGGTGGTTTGACGGTGCTGCAGGGCATCCCACAGCAGCAGGAGCAGGCCGGCCTGAGTCATAGCTGCTGGTCCTGCACCACCTGCTGCTCCAAGGCTTCCAGGCGCAGGGCGGTATCGATCTCCTGATCCAGTTCTTCGCCGGATAGCCAGTTATCGCCGCGCACCACCAGCAGGTCTTCGTCGGGATCTTCGATTCGCTCTCGGTCACGCAACCAGCGGTACCGGCGAGCATCGGCCACCAGCTTGACGTGGTCGTCGATGTTGAACCCCGGCGCATCCTGCGCGGTGCCTTCGGCAACCCGGCGGTGATGGATCTCCTCGCGGTCAACGATCACGCCACGCGGCGCCTCGATCCCCAGGCGGACCTGGCAGCCGTTAACCTGGGCCACGCTGACCCGGATGTTGCCGCCGATGATGACGGCCTTGCCGATGTTCCGGCTGAGCATAAGCATGTGAATCTCCTTATTTCAGGCAAGCCGATGGCCTGCCGCGGTTGTTGGCTTTCGCAAAAATCAGGGTTGGGTCAGGTCAGGCTGGTAGCGTTACGCCACCGCCAAGGCGCACTCAGCGCGCCGTTGAATACGGGTCTCGGCAACCTTGCGCTCGCCGGAACGGCGGACGCGGGTGAATTCATCAATGCCAACAATCGAATGTCCGACCAGGATGGCGCACAGAGCGAGAATCATTGGAGAGATAAGTCCGCGGCGCATGGCTTCAGCTACAAGGGCTGGACGCTTGTAAACGCCAAGCTTGTGCATGGCTGCTTCAATGCGGCCTTTGATGGAGCGAGGAGAAAGACCGTCGCGCTGCGCGATCTCTTTGTCAGTGTGGCCGGCAGCTACGGCCACCAAGCAAGACAGCTCTCGCTCAGCCAAGCCTTGACCGAGAATGCCGCGCCACGATCCACAAGTGACAAATTCCATGAGGTGATGCTCCATGCTTCGTTGAAGATGGAGCAATAGTGCTTGCGGGATTTATTTGTGTCAATCCTTGCGGGATTATTTTTTACAGCCCTGGGATTTTTGCATCAACGACGCGCCCGATGATCTCCCAATCGCTGTCCATTTCGACAGTTCTAAAGGCTGGATTCAGCGGGGCGAGATAGCGTGCCCCCGCGTCGGAGACATATTGCTTGAACGTCATTTCGCCGTCTGTATGTCGTGCAACGTAGTATTTTCCGCTAATGAGATCGAATCCTTCAGGCCTGACGAGGATTCGAGTTCCCTCGGGAAAGCTGGTTGCACCGGGTCCTGTCATTGACGGTCCTTTTACAGTTAGCCAAAAACCATGCTCACCTGCGTTCTCAGTGCTCACCAGGAAATCCGAGCCATCCCCTGGTGCAAGGTAGTTTGGAGACTCTGAGCGCTCTCCTGCAGAAACCCAGCTGATCAATGGGTAGCTCCTTGCCTGTCGATAAGGGGCATTCGCCTCTTCAACGTTTGTATCCACCGCGTACTGGAAAGCTTTTTCTCCAGCCGGGCTTGATCGATAACCCTTGAATGCATCCAGCGCCATCTGCTCAACCCCTGGGCCGCTCAGCATTTCTCCATATTTTTTGGAGAAAGAGCTCACGGGAACCTCCAAGAGCGAAGCGATCGCGAGCGAGAAATGGAGATTTAGGGCGTTCCTGCCGTTCAAGTAATGACTCAACGAACCCTGATTCATGCCGAGGATCTGGGCGGCCTTTTCTTGAGTTAGCCCCAGCTCCTTGCGCTTCTCCATGAAAATCTTCTTGAGGGCTGCGCATTCGGCTAGTGCTTCCGGGGAGAGTTCTTTCTTTTTCATCAGCTCACCATATGGCTGGCGGCACTGAAATTCCAATGCCGCCAGCATTGACTTTAAAAAATCCCGCAAGCACTATTTGTGAAAGTCAGAGCTACGGAGTAACCCTGTGCAGCGCACCCCTCTTGCTGAATACGCAGCCAAGCGGCATGCCTGGACGGCTACCAAGCTTGGTATGACCCAAGGAGCCTTGAGCAAGGCCATCCGAGAAGGCCGTTCGATTTTTGTAGTTGTAACCGCGTCCGGGGAAATTTCAGCGGTGGAGGAAAAGCCATTCCCTGGACAGCGTCGAGGCAGTTCGTCTGCGTGCCAACAGAATAGCTCCACAGGAACTATCGAATCAGGTCCTAAAGTACCTGTTTTTTCATCCAGTACTACGCAGACCCCGACATGAAGTCTTCCCCATCCCAGTTTTTGCTGAGCGGCTGAGCTTTTCAGTCGCCCACAAAAAAGCCCAGCCTGAGCTGAGCTTCTTAGTTGCTACCCGCGCCAACGGGTGGCTTTGGTACCACTTTGTCTGCAGAAGGACAAAACGATGCAACAAGAAAATACCACCGCACCACCAAGCACGCAAGCCCAGGACTTGTTCCGCCTACATCGGCTACACCGTGGCTCGCTGGCCGCATACAGCGTTGCCCGAGTTTTGCGGGAGAGCCATGAATTTGGTGATGACAATCCACTCACTGATCGTGATCAGCATGGTCTTATGCTGGCGCTTGAGTTCATTTGCTACGACTTGTACGCACACCATGAAGCCGAGCTTGAGCTTGGCGAAGGCGGTGCCCAATGACCTCTCTTGTTACCCAAGATACTCGCTTCACCTCTTCCGGTATTGAGTTCGAGATCAAGTTTGGCACGTCCTGCAATACCGCCATTACTGCCGCAGGCGCGATGCTTTCGAGCGTTAACTGCCTGCTTGGCAATCTCATCGGGGATGGTGCTGAAGGCAGCTGCGAGCTCTACGCGATCCGCGTCCTGACTCTCCAGTGCGAGGCTCTGCTCGAAGCGATCGAGATTCCTATGAGGGATATGGAAGACCTCGCGCCACAAAACCCTACCTCTCCAGTTCGTGGCGCGGAGGTATCCCAATGACCAACACAACCAGCGACCTCGGCGAAAAGGTCATGGCCCGTCTGCGTGTCATTGAGGGGTTCGTTTCGATCCTGATGGAAAACGACAGCCTCAAGGGTGAGGCGTGCAGCCTGCATACCCCTCAGCTCGACCACCTCAGCGAATCCACCACTCATGAAGCGATGTACATGCTGGCCGACCAGGCGCAGGACCAGTTGCTTCAGCTGATGAATGCAGCGGGGGATAGCCAATGAAAACTATCCGCACGATTGCCGACGAGGCCTACAACGACATCCTGTGCCTCCAGGCCCGCTTGGAAGATGCCCGTACTCTGTTCCGATCCATCAGCAAGATTGCAGATGAATCGAGCCTTCCCACGAAGCTCGCGCTGATGGGTGATGAGCTCTGCGAGGAGTGGGTGAATCACGCAGATGACTGGATGAAAAAGATGGATGCCAGTTTCATTGAGATCGACGCCAACAAGCTCACCGCGCCACAAAAACCTGCTGTTGCAAAACGTGGTGCGGGAGGTGTGGCATGAAGAACTCCCCAGCTGTCGCAAAGCTCTCCCTCGAACTCGCCGCGATGGTTCGTCGCCACATTGACGTGCCAGAGCCGACGGCGATCGGAGGCGACCTCCCTTCGCTGATCAGGTCCTACTGGAAGGCGAGCGGGATCATCGATGCGCCGGAAGAGGGTGCGCGCACCCGGCGTCACCGCCTTAACCAGGCCCAACTGATCGACCTTGAGCACATTTCGCTGGCGATCTACCGCCAGGTGATGGCGCTCACCGGCCTGAGCATCAACCCGGCCTGGCGCTGTGTCATGTCCGCCATCCGCATCGAGGAGATGGGCGGCGATATCACCACACCTGAAGCGCAGCGCGAAGTCCAGGAACTGCTGTCCTGGGTGGCCGGCTGTGGTTTCCGCGAGCAAATCATTCTTGAGCGCTGGATGGTGCTTGAAGGAGCAACGGCATGAGCGTCGTCAAATTCCAAGGCGGCGATGCCGTCACCATGACCAGCTCGGAGATCGCCGGGCTGACTGAAAAGCTGCATAAAAACGTCATCCGGGACATTCGCGAGATGCTCGAGGCCCTTGAGAAAGATGGCTCAGATCTGAGCCATGTACGCGAAGACCTTGATACCCGCGGCTACACGGAGAATTTCCACCTCAATCGAGAGCTGACCGAAACCCTCATAACTGGTTACAGCATTCCTCTTCGCCACAAAGTCATCCGCCGGTTGCATGAGCTCGAACAGCAGGTTGCCCAGCGGAGTGCTTTCGAGGTTCCGCGTACTCGCGCAGATGCATTGCGCCTTGCTGCTGACCTTGAGGAACAGAACGAGGTGCTGGTGCTGGAGAACCAGCAGCAGGCCAAGAAAATCGAGAGCCTGGAACATTTCTTCATGCCTGGCGAGACCCCTGCGCAGTTCGCCAAGCGCTTGAACGGGGTGAACTCCTTACTGATCACCGCCTACCTCCTGGACCTCGGTTGGATCTGGAACTCTGAGCGACGGGAAAAGAAAAAACCGAAGTACCGGACCACCTACAAAGCCCGCGAGAAGGATCTGCTCACCGAGCGGCCACGGAAAATCGATGGCGAGGATCTCGAGTCTCCAATCATTCGGTACGAGCTCCAGTTGCTTGAGGAGGGCTCGAAGGCCCTGCACGACCTGTACATGGCCGAGAAGCTGCCCATGAAGAAGACCTGGGACGGCCAGTTCTTCTACGAAAAATTCACTCCGGAGAAGCCCCTGTGACGATCAAATCAACCAAGCAACAAGCGCGTGACCGGATCGTCCAGGCGGCAGTGGATGTGGTCGAAGCCGAGCACCATTTCCGGGTTGCTCGCGCTGAGATCAAGGCCATGTACGAGGTGTATTTCCGCGCCCACGGTCGCCCTGAAGGTGAGTTCCTGCCGTACACCGAAGCATGGGAAGGGGTGCGCCTTTTTACCGCTGCGGCTAATGACCGGCGCGCCAAGGCCCGTCGAGTGCTGCGCAATGCCCAGGCTCGTATGGAGCGTGCTGTGAATGCGCTGGAGGCTGCCCAATGAGCAAGGTAATCAACAAGGCCTATTTCGAGAAGTTCTCCAATGCGTCTCTGATGCTGTTGTCCTTCGAGGCGGTCATGGATGCCATCGAGGTAATCAGCGATGGCGCCAAGATCCGCGAGTACGACGAAACCTATGTCGGCCTGGTCGGCGCGAGCCTGGCGCTGAGCGTGCTGTTCGAGCGGCAGACCGGCAATGACGCTTCGGTCGTGTGTGGCGAGCATCTCGAGCAGGAGCGTCGGCATCTGCTGGAGGGTGGTGAGCCGCCAACCTTCAGCATCCCGATCGTCAACACGCCGCGTGAACCGCTCCCGCCGGAGGCATTTGATCAACTGACCAACCTGCAGCTTGCCAGTGCGTCGTTCAATTACGCCGACAAGGTGTTTGAGACGATCAGCAACCACTCGCCTCACGCGCTCGAAATGGCCGAAGCCAGGGTTTCGTCCCTTGATGCTGTGACGGCGCTGCGCTCGCTCGTTCTGCGACTTGCGGGCGGGAGCATGACCGACCTGGCCAATCATGCAGCGAAGATCACTGGTCCCTCATCGGAGACTCTCCAATGACTATGACCCCGAACCCCGCCCAGGCACTCCCGCAGCGCGCTGGTGCGACGATCATCACTGGGCCATGGCCGGCCTACAGCCAATTCAAAGGCCTGCCAGAGCGCGAGCGCTGGACGCTTTATGAGTTGGCCAAGGCCGGGCGCCAGGCCATGGAAGACAACGGCTTCGAGATGGCCGAAAGCTACAACGCCTTCGTGCGCCGCATCACAGAGGAGCTTGAGCTGTGAGCATCATTCGCGCACCTCGCCCCGAGGCGAATTTCTACATGCTGAATAAGGCAATCAGCGAGGACGCCCGGCTTAGCTGGGCTGCCCGCGGGCTGCTGGTCTTCCTCCTGGGCAAGCCTGACCACTGGGAGATCTCCGTGGCACATCTGCGTGGTGAGACTTCGAACTCAGCCAAGCCAACTGGTCGGGACGGTGTCTACGGCTTGCTCCAAGAGCTGATCAACGCAGGGTACGTGGTTCGTCGGCAAGATCGCGACGAGGCCGGCGTGCTGGGCGAGATCAACTACATCGTATCTGAAACACCGCTTCCGGATTCGCCGTATCCGGCAACACCGTATCCGGCTCAGCCGTATCCGGCAAATCCGACACTAGTAAGTATTGAAGGTAAGCAAGGACTGAAAAAACCAGCAAGGACTGAAAAACCCTCGTGCAACTCGGGGGAGTCGCTTGTTGAGTTTGAACGGTTCTGGAAGCTGTACCCGCGCAAGGTTGGGAAGGACAAGGCCGTGAAGGCCTGGGCGAAGCTCAAGGTGGACGCCTCCCTGTTCGCCCGCATCGGTACCGCTCTGGCTGCCTGGAGCAATTCTCACGACTGGACCAAGGACGGTGGCCAGTACATCCCGCACGCAGCCACCTGGCTGAACGGAAAACGGTGGGAAGACGAATTGCCTGCAGCCGCTGGCGCAAATGCAAAGCCCCAGGTAAGCGCAGTGCTGCAGGTCCCGGCCCACCACCAGGAGATGTACCCTGATGACTTCATCTAAATTCAGGCCAGCCCCTGCCGAGCGCGCCACCGGCATTGCCAGCTGCGAAGTGCCTGGTCATGGCCAGTACGAAACTAAGCAGGTCGAGCAGTTTGATGGCGAATGGAAGGCCACCGAGTGCCCGCGTTGCCGCTGGGAGGCGCTGAACCTCCAGTGCGAGGTAGGCGTGCGGAACGCTGCGTATGCAGACAAGGAATCCGACGAACTCAACCGTGACCTGTTTGCAACCGGCATCACTCCGCGGTTTCGTGGGTGCACGTTCGACAGCTTCATCACCAATGCCGAATCGGCCAAGGTTCGCGCCCAGTCTATTTGCCGGCGTTATGCCGAGGAGTTTGAGGAGCACTACCGAGCTGGCCGCGCCCTGATGCTGCTGGGTGAGGTCGGGAACGGTAAAACCCACTTGGCATGCGCCATCCTGCAGCACGTTGTGCGGGAATACGGCGCAAGGGGCCTGATTGTCACTGCCGAAGCGATCATGCAAGCGGTCACAGACAGCTTCCGCAGCAACGCCGGGCCCTCGAAGTCCGACCTGTTGTCCGAACTGGCTGCAGTCGACCTGCTGGTGATCGACGAGGTGGGCATGCACACGCCGCGTCCAGGCAAGGACTTCATGCCCAGCCTGCTGCATGAGGTGATCGACCGACGCTATCAGCTTGTTCGCCCGACGATTCTGATCAGCAACCAAGACCGTGAGCAACTGCCGGCCTTCATCGGGCCACGGGCCATGGACCGTCTGCGTGAGAACGGCGGCCTGCTGGCGCCTTTCACCTGGTCGTCGGCGCGTGTCGGAGGGGGAGCATGATCAGCCGAGATTACGCGGCTTGTGCACAGGATGTGTCACGGTTGCACAGCCCTGAGTCAGAACACGCCCTGATCGGCGCCATGATCCACCAGCCAGCGCTCATTGACGACGTGAAGCTTGAGGTCGGGGATTTCTACCAGGCCGACTGCGCGGAGCTGTTTGAGTTGCTGCTGGCGCTCAAAGCGAAGGGGCGGCAGATCGACGTGGTAACCCTGTCAGATGCCAGGCCGACCTTGGCAGACGGCCGTGGCACGCTGGCAGTGGCTGCTCACATCGCTCACAACACGCCGAGCGCAGCAAACTTCGCAGAGTACGCCCGGATCGTGAAGCAGCGGTCTGTGGCCCGCCGGGTGATCGCTGCTGCGCACATCATGTCGGAGCGTCTGAAAGATGGCGACTCGCTGGACGAAGTGCTGGCGCAGGGGCAGCAGGCCTGGATCGCCCTTGAGGCGGAAGGTTTGGATTCCCGCAAGCGGTACCGCTTCGTGGGCGAGATCCTGCCCGAGGCAATCGACGGGATTGACCGCCGGTTCAACCGCGAGGTGGTGCTGGGCTTCGATACCGGGCTGCCATCGCTCGACAAGTTCATTCCCGGCATCTGCGCCGGGCACATGGTCGTCATCGCTGGCGCCCCGGGTAGCGGCAAGACCACCCTGGGCCTGGGTATCGCAGAGCGGGTGGCGTTGGTGGCCAAGTCCACGTCGCTGGTGTTCAGCCTTGAGATGACGGATGTGGAGCTGACAAACCGGTCGCTGGCCTCAGTGGGTAGCGTGCAGTTGAAGCACATCACCGAAGGACATTCGGTGGCCGACAGCGACTGGCCAGGCCTGACGGCGGCTGTGAGCAAGCTCGATGGCGCTCCGCTGATCTTCTGTGATGACGCCTCCCTGACGATGCGCGATATCCGTCAGATCTGCCGCACGGTCAAGCGCGAGCATGGCCTGGGCTCCGTCACGCTGGACTACATCGGCCTGGTCAACGGCGAGAGTAAGTCGGCCAGTCGATATGAGCAGGTCACCGACATCAGCAAGTCGATCAAGCGGCTGGCCAAGGAACTGGGAGTGCCCGTGATGGTGCTGGCGCAGTTGAACCGCGGCCCAAACAACCGGGCGAACAAGCGCCCCACGAAGAGCGATCTGCGTGACTCTGGCCAGATCGAGGCCGACGCCGACGTGGTGGTGCTGGTCCACCGAGACAGCGATTCCGAGGAGGGGCAGTCGGGCGTCACTGAACTGATCGTGGACAAGAATCGTCATGGTGAAACCGGCATCTGCCGGGTGCAGCACCAGGGTGCTTATCACCGGTTCGTCGAGCTAGTCGGGTACCAGCCAAGCAACGAAGAAGTCGAAATGGGCAGGACATTTGCCGGCCGCCACCGCACCAAAGGAGCTCAGTATGAAACTTTTTGACCTGTGGCCAGGCCACAAACCACCCGCTCGCACTCCGACCCGGCCCGTCGTATCGGTCACCGTGACCAAGCGCGCTGGTGCCGGGCAGCCTGTTGCCACTGGCAATACCCCTGCGTCCATCTGCGCCCCGCGCGGGCCTGCTGAGCTGCCCGCCACCCTGGCCGAGTGCGAGGTGCTGGAGGAAGCGCTGTGCCGCGATGCCATCCGCCTGGAGTGCCAGATCGGGCAGGCCAAGGCCAAAGCTGTAACGGAAGGGCAGTACGCCGACGCGAACTGGTACCACCGAGCCAAGGCGGCGCTGAAGCACATCAATCGCGACCGTCAGCGCCTGATGCAGCACATGAAGGCGTTGCGAGTCGAAGCCCGTCGCAACTGTCCGGCTTGGCAGGCCCGCGACAAGGCCATCCTGCGTGAGTTGAACGCGCGGGTGCCGAAGGAGGTATTCGACGAGTGCGTGCGGGTGGTGGACGAGGAATTGGAGATGGTTCGATGAGCAACGTTACTGCGGCACTGCCGCGCAAAAGCCTGACCGCCGTGGAGTGCAAGTTCCTCAAGGTTGGCAACCGCATGCTGCTGGAGCAGAACAATGGCCGGATCGCTTCGGCCGCGCTGATGGACATCGTGGCCGACTGGCACGCCGCGCGCGCCAACGTGGGGTTCGAACAGTTCGCCAAGGGCTGGATCACCGAAGGCAACGCCAGGAACAAACACGCCCACAAGCTCCTGTGCGAGCTGTTCGGCCTGGACACCGACCCAACGCCCCGGAGGGCTGCATGAAGAAACGAACCTACGTGGACAAGGCGCTGGGCGATACCGAGTACATGCTTGAGCAATGGGGCTGGTGGCGAATGAGTGAGATGGGGGTGCCACGATACGTGTCGCCACTCTATGCGCTCATGCGCGACAACGTACCCAGCGAGGGTGGTGCTCGGCAGTATGTCATCACAGACGACCTGGCGCTGATCATCGACGGCGCCGTGGCCAGGCTGACGAAGCGCAACCAGCAGATGGGTGATTTCGTATGGGCTTACTACGGTTCGAAGCACCCGGCCATGCGGGTTGGCCGGGAGGCGGGAATGTCAGAGCGCAAGGCGCGGGAGATCATCAAGGCGGGCGTTGCATGGATCGACTGCGCCCTCGAAGAAATTCGAGAAGCTGCGTAAAAAGATCTATGCGGGCGGATAAACACCTGTTTTCATAGCAGCGTGTCCAGCTTGCAACGTTACGCGACACAGACAAACCCCGGCCATCGTGTCGGGGTTTTGTGTTTTTGAGGGGCTTCGATTCAGGTAGCCCTCCAGAAAAAGCATTTTTCTTGTATGAGGGAACGATTTGATAGCGCTATGATTCTGATAGGTTGCTACTCAATAATATGGAAGACCGTGAGTATGAAAAACGTTCTCGCCGTTGTGGCGCTTTCCCTTTTCGCTGCGTCCGCCGGAGCGGCTGAGCTATCCGGAGCGCTTGGCGCGACAGGCCAAGGTGGTCTTACAGCGCGCGTCGGCATTGGCTTTAACTGGGACAAAAGCTGGTTTGAATCCAGTACTGGCCGTCTCACCGGTTATTGGGATGCTGGCTACACCTACTGGGAAGCAGGCGATGCTTCAGGTGGGGCTCACTCGCTGTCCTTCGCTCCTGTGTTCGTCTATGAGTTCGGCAGTGGGAATGTGAAGCCCTTCATCGAGGCGGGTATCGGCGTGGCCGTGTTCTCAGGCACTTCGGCAGGCGATCAGGATTTTGGCTCTGCTTTCAACTTCGAAGACCGTATTGGTGCGGGTCTCAAGATTGGCGAGACACAGAAAGTAGGCATCCGAGCGATTCACTACTCCAACGCTGGTATCAAGCAGCCGAACGACGGCATTGAGTCGTACTCTCTCTTCTACAGTCACCAGATTTAACCATTTTCTGCGTTGCTCCCCTTGCCCGCCCTGTGTGGGCTTTTTTATGCGGATGACACGCTCAGGCAGCTGGGCTAAGTCGGTAGTGGCGTCGATCAAAGCCGTGCGCTCCCTGATCGGCTACGCGATGAGAGTCTGGGGTACGTGACCCAGCGATCCAGACCACAAAGCCGGGAAGCGCCGGCCCTCCGCATCCTATTCCAGGCCTCGGCACCCGCCGGGGCTTTTTCGTTTCTGGAGCAAGCAAATGTCCGATCCAGCGCTCGCGGCAATCGCATCTCTTCAGTCATCAGTGACCAGTCTGCAAGCGGGTCTGGACAGTCTGCAGGCCGAAGTTTTCGGCAAGGCAGGCGTCACGGCCCTAACCAGCACGATCACCAGCGAGGCCGTTGCCAGGGAAAGTTCAGACGCTGTCGTGGCCGCTCGCATCGGAATACTCGGCTGCGACACCCGTGATGATCGGGCGGCGGCTTCGGCTACCTCGTCTCTAACCTCACGTTTCACCAGCGCTGAAGATCCAGAGCTGCACGTGAAACCTGGCGAAGCAGTTGAGCTTCTGCGCATGGGCAAGGTTGTCTTCTGCGGTGAGTCGGCTCGAGCTATCCGCGACGCGCAGGAGGTTCTTCGTGCTGCGGGGGCAGGTCAGCTGGAGGTGGTGAAGCGCTCCAACGAGCCAGGCGAGTCGTACGTTGTTATCGACGGGCAAATCTTCATTGCCAAATCGACTGTTGAAAGCGCTGCCAGGTATCCCGGGAAGTTTGAGGTCATGCTTTCGCAGAACGAGCAAGGCCAATACCACGTTGCGGGTGTTGGTTTGGGCGATAGCAAGATAGCAAGCAGCCTGGGACTTGGCCCTGGCCTGGAAGATGATGTCCGTCGGTTGCTCCGCGACGAGCTTAAGCCTGGCGGGATGCTGCATCGCTGCTGACCCAACGCCCGCCTTGAGCGGGTTTCTTTTTTCTGTGGAGCACCCATATGGCCGAGCCAAGCACCGGCGCCCTTGCAGTTGCCGGCGTGATCACGAGCGTCGGCCTGGGTGCCTTCTTCCCCGAACTGGACTTGGCCACCCTGGTGGGCGCGTTCGGCGGGGCTTTCTTCTACGTCGTCTACGCCCGAGACATTGGCATGATGCGGCGCATCGGTTACCTGCTGGCTGGCTGGATCGGGGGTTACCTCGGCGCTGCGGAGTTGTTGGCAAGGGCCTGGACGCAGACTGCGGGCATCAGTGCCTTCGTGTGTGGGGTCTTCTGTGTGGTCACCTTCTCCGGGGTGCTGGAGTGGATGCAAACCGGCCAGGCCCCGCGCTGGCTGCAATGGGTCTTCCGGCTTCGAGCCCGGAAGGAGGGTTGAATGGTTGCCGTTATCCAGGCCGCCCTGTGCGCTGTCATCTTCGTGATGATCGGTCTGCGCTACCGGCCGTATCCTGATGCTCGCTACAAGCTGGGCGTGTCCCTGATGGCCTGGGCCGCTTGCGCCATTACCGGCATGCAGTTCGTCAGCCTCGTCGGCCGAATGGTGCTGCACGACGACTTTGCAGACGCCTCCTGGTTCAACACTGCGTTCTACCTGCTGGCCGCCATGCTGGTGTGCCGGGCCAAGGGGAACGTGGCCAAGATCGTGCGGGTTGACTAATCCGCGCCACGAAATCGACATGCGCCGTTTCGTGGCGCGAGGTACGCCAATGATCACCCTGACTGACATCAACCGCCGCCAGCACTACCTGGCACCAACCGCAATTGCCCGTGTGCAGGAGGCTGGCACCAGCTCCCAGTGGCACGGCGTCTGCGCCATCGTCCATACGTTCGACGGCCAGGTGCTGGAGGTGCGTGAGCGTGCTGGTGACATCGCGCGGCAGATCAAGGAGGTCCAGTGAAGAGTGCAGCTCAGTCGAAGCTCAAGTACCTGTTGTCTTCCCGGCCCCTGATCGTGAAGCGTGATGGCATGCACGTGTGCCTTCATGACGCATTCAGCGGTGAGGTTCTTGCCGGGCAGACTAAGGTCCAGCTCATTCAGGAGGCCGGCGAGATGACCCGGCTGATTGTTGAGTTCCACTGCGACGGCGAGCACGTTCGCCTACTGGGCGAGTGATGGCCAGGCTCAAGACGCTCGGCTCTCGCCTCAAGGAGAGCGCAGGCTCTCGGGTCAAAGTGGTGAGTCCTGGCAGCTGGCGAAGCGGCATGACCAGCTCCCAGCGCGGCTATGGCTACAAGTGGCAGCAAGCCCGAGAGCGGTACCTGCGCGACAATCCGCTATGCGTCTACTGCGAGCGGAACGGCCGCACAACTGCGGCCAGGGTTGTCGACCACATCGTTGCTCACCGTGGAGACATGGTTCTCTTCTGGGATCAGGCCAACTGGCAGAGCCTCTGCAAGCCCTGCCACGACTCGGTCAAGCAGGCAGAGGAGGCTGCAGGACTAGCCGGGTGACGCCGTCGGAGCTGCAGAATCGGTCGGGAGCGCTTCGAAGCACGCCAATGACGTGCATCAACCCCGGGGGCGGTCAAAATATAGCCATTCTCACTTAGCTAGACCGCCACCGACCCCACGTACAGATTTTTTTCCCCCACAGGATTTTTGTTAAATGGCTTTAACATCCCGCAAGCGTGCATTCATCGCAGCGCTGAGGGAAGGTGCGTCCAATCGAGACGCTGCTGTGGCGGCTGGCTATTCCGAGAAGACAGCGTCTGCGGCGGGGTCTCGGCTGGTAAAGGACAAGGACGTGGCGGCCGAGCTGATGAAGCTGCGGGCGCTCGGCCTGATGCCTCCAGATGTTAAAGGTGATGTTAAAGCGGATGTTAAAGCTGGCCCCGCTGCGAAGTCCTCCAAACAGACCGACGAAAGTGCAGCCTCGCCGCGTACAGCTGACGATCCAGCCGACCCGGAACCTGCCGACTTCGACCTGATGAAGGTACTGCTCCACCGCGACCCGAAGGACTACCTGCTGTCGGTAATGAACGACCTGGAGTCTGAGGCGAAACTGCGTGTCGACGCAGCAAAGGCTCTGATGCCCTTCATGCATCCCCGAAAGGGAGAGAGCGGCAAGAAAGAGGAAGCCAAGGCGAAGGCCGCCGACGCGGCCTCTGGTAAGTTCGGTGCCCGCCGTGGGCCTCTGCGGTCGGTGAAGTGATGGACTGGACAACCGCATGCCCCGACTGGGAGCAGCGCATCGTCGCGCGCCAGAGCCTCATCCCGTTCAAGCCACTGTTCCCGACCGAGGCTGAGGAAGCGCTCGACGTGTTCGGCGCGCTGCGCATGGTGGACGCCACCGGCAGCCCGCTGATGTCCGAGACCGTCCGTGACTGGGTCAACCAGTTCGTCGCGGCGATCTTCGGGGCCTACGATCCCGACGAGGGGCGCCGCCTGGTCAGCGAGTTCATGCTGCTGATCAGCAAGAAGAACGGCAAGTCGACGATCGCCGCCGGGATCATGCTCACCGCATTGATCCTCAACTGGCGACCGTCCGGCGAGTTCATCATCCTGGCGCCGACGAAGGAGATCGCTGACAACTCCTACATTCCGATTCGGGACATGGTGCGGGCTGATGAGGAGCTCGACGCCCTGCTCAAGGTGCAAGATCACCTGCGCACCGTGACCCATCGGCAAACCAACGCCACCCTCAAGGTGGTTGCTGCCGATAGCGAAACGGTGTCTGGCAAGAAGGCCATCGGTGTGTTCGTCGACGAGCTTTGGGTGTTCGGCAAGCGTGCGAACGCCGAGGCAATGCTGCGTGAGGCCACTGGCGGTCTGGCGTCCCGGCCCGAGGGGTTCATCATTTGGGCCACGACCCAGTCCGATGCGCCGCCCGCCGGGGTGTTCCGGCAAAAACTGATGTACGCCAGGAAGGTTCGCGATGGGGAGATCGTCGACAAGTCCTTCCTGCCGGTGCTTTATGAGTTCCCGAAAGCGATGCTTGATGCTGGCGCCCACCGGGATTTCTCCAACGCCTACATCACCAACCCGAACCTGGGCCTTTCTGTAGATGAGCCTTTCATCGAGCGCGGCTATGCGCAGGCCCAACTCGACGGCGAGGAATCGTTCCGGGGCTTTCTCGCCAAGCACCTCAACGTCGAGATCGGCCTGGCCCTGCTGTCAGACCGGTGGGCAGGAGCGGACTTCTGGGAGCAGCAAGCGTCCGAGCTGTGCCGCACGTTGGACGATCTGCTCGAGCGCTGCGAAGTGATCGACATTGGCGTCGATGGCGGCGGTCTTGACGACCTGCTGGGCCTGGCTGCCATTGGCCGAGAGACCGGCACGCGCCGCTGGCTGACGTGGACACACGCTTGGGCGCATCCCTCGGTGCTGGAGCGGCGCAAGTCCGAGGCACCGCGCATTCGCGACTTCGCCAAAGACGGTCACCTGACCCTGGTGCAGCGCATCGGTGACGACATTGAGGACGTGGCCCAGCTTGTGGCGCGAGTGGAGCAGGCCGGCCTGCTGGACAAAGTCGGCCTCGACCCGGCAGGCGTCGGCGCCATTCTCGATGCGCTCGAAGCGGTCGGCATCCCCCGAGACAAGATCGATGGCATTTCACAGGGCTGGCGCCTGGGTGGGGCGATCAAGACTGCCGAGCGCAAGCTGGCCGAGGGCACGCTGCTGCACGGTGGACAGCCGCTCATGGCCTGGTGCTGCGGCAACGCCCGCGTCGAGCCCAGGGGCAACTCGATCCTGATCACCAAGCAGGCCAGCGGCTCGGCAAAGATCGACCCGCTGATGGCGCTGTTCAACGCCGTGACGCTGATGGCGCTCAATCCTGAGGCGAAGGGCGGCATGGACAACTACCTCAACAACGGCTTCTTCGACCTCATAGGCTGACCATGGGATTCAAATGGTACAAACCCTCGACCTGGGGCTTTTTCGGTTACACCGACCCCGCCACCGGGGACTACGTGGAAGCCGATCTCGAGGTGGGCGGCAAACGGACCAAGGCTGGCGTTCGAATCACGACCAAGAACGCGCTCTCCATCAGCATGGTCTGGTCCTGCGTCAAGATCCTTTCCGAGTCGCTGAGCGGTCTGCCGCTCAAGCTTTACGACGACACGGGCGGCGGGCGGAGGCTCATCAACGGCAGCGATCGGATGCTGAGGCTGCTGCGCAAGCCCAACCCCTACATGACGATGCTGAACTTCCTCAAGTTCGTGGTCGTGAACATGGCGCTGCGCGGTAACGCCTTCGCCTTAATCGAGCGCAACGGCCAGGGCGACGTCATCGGCCTGGTACCGCTGGATGGCCGGACAGTCCAGATCGATACCGAGGAGGATCTGCTGTACACCGTGACGCCGTCCGAGGGCGATCCATTTCCGGTGTCGCCAGAGCACATGCTGCACTTCAAGCTTTTCAGTCTTGACGGCGTGGTCGGCCTTTCGCCGCTTGAGCACCAAGCCGAAACCATGGGCCTGGCCAAGGCCGGCCAGCAGTGGTCGGCGCGGTTCATGAGGAAGGGCGGCTTCACTGGTGGTTACGTCATCTATGACAACTTCCTGACCGACCAGCAGCAAGCTCAGGTGCTCAAGCGTTTTCCTGATGTGCGCAAGGCTGATACCGACGATATCGGCAAGATGGCCATTCTGCAGGGCGGCCCGAAGATTGTGCCGGCTGGGATCAGCCAGAAAGACGCCCAGTTCATCGAGTCGCAGCAGTTTCAGGAGGAAGCCCTGGCCGGCATCTACGGTGTGCCGCTGTGGCTGGCCAACCGCGCTGGCAAGACATCAATCATGGGTTCGAACCTGGAGCAGCAGCTCATCGGGTTCATCACCTTCGGCCTTAAGCCCTACATCGACACAATTGAAGACGAGCTGAACAGCAAGTTGTTCGGCAACACATCACGCTTCGTGGAGTTTGTGGTCGAGGGATTGCTGCGTGCCGACAGCGCAGGCCGCGCCACCTATCTGGGGGCTGCCCTCGGAGGCTCGGGTGGCTCTGGTTGGATGACCATCAACGAAGCCCGCGCCAAGGAAAATCTGCCTCTCTTGGAAGGCGAAGAATACAACCGGGTGACCCGGTGGGAGGTTCAGAAAAATGGCGAGTCTTGAATGCCCGTTCGAACTCAAGTCCGTCGACGACGCCGGAAACTTCGAGGGCTACGCCGCGGTATTCAACAACGTGGACTTGGGCGACGACGTGATCGTGCCAGGGGCCTTCACCCGGGTGAAGGCAACCCGTAACGGCAAGCTCAAGCTGGCTCTGTATCACGACCTGACCCGCCTGGTGGGCGCCGCCGATTACAGCCAGGACGACCATGGCCTGCTGGTGAAGGGTCAGGTCAACCTCAACGTGAGCTACGCGCGCGACGCCTACGAGCTCATGAAAGCTGAAGTCCTCGACAGCATGTCGATCGGCTTCAACACCATCAAGGCAGATTTCGAGGAGCGCGCCGGCCGGCGGGTGCGCGTCATCAAGGAGGCCGAACTGTGGGAAGCCTCCTTTGTCCCTTTCGGCATGAACCCCGAGGCGCACGTCCTCAGCGTTAAATCGGACATCAGGCTTTTCGAGAAGGCCCTGCGCGAACGCATGGGCCTCTCGCAGAAGGAAGCGGCTGCGGTCGCTTCGCTCGGCTACACCGCGCTCCGCCGTGACGGCGGAAGCGAGGCCACGGCGATCGTGGATGAGCTGAAAGAAATTCCCAACTTGTTCACCCAATATTTCGGAGTATCGCCATGAGCGAAGTGAAAGAACTGAAGGATTCCATCGAGCTGCAACTGAAGAGTGGCTTCGGCGAGTTGCAGAAGAAGTACGATGCGGCCATGGATGAAATGCAGAAGGGTAACCAGGTAACTGGCGACCTGAAGAAGCAGATCGAAGACCAAAAGGGCGAGCTGCAGAAGGTCATCGACCAGGTCGTGGATCTGGAGCAGAAGGGCGTCAAGCTGCGTGGCCAGCCCAGCGAGGGCAAGAGCTTCATCGACCTGATCAAGGGCGACGACGGCTACAAAGCGCTCAGCCAGAAAAGCGCCGCGCTGGCACAGCTCGAAGTCACCAAGTCCGACATGGCCAGCATGAAGGAAATGAAGGTGACCAGCGCTGGTATCGTTGCTCCCGTCTACGATCCGGTGATTCAGCCTGGCATTCGCCAGGAGCTGCGTATCCGCGATCTTCTCACCTCCGTCCCGGTCGCTGGCCAGAACTACACCTACTTCCGCGAGAAGCTGCACACCCGTGGCGCTGCGCCGGTGGCGGAGGGCGGCCTGAAGCCAACCAGCAACGTCACCTTCGAGACTGTAACTGACCGCGTGAAGAAAATTGCGGTCTGGATGCCGGTGACCGACGAAGCACTGGACGACGTTCCGCAGATGTTCGCCTACCTGCAGCAGCTGCTGCGCTATGACCTGAAGCTTGAGGAGGAGGCGCAGATTCTCAAGGGTGACGGTACCGGCGAGAACCTGCCAGGCCTGATGACCCAGGCGACCACCTATGACGCAGCCCTCAGCAAAGCCGGCGATACCGCCATCGACTTGGTCCGCCGTGCCATCTACCAGGTGCGTAAGCAGTCGCAGATGTCCGCTGACGGCACCGTGATGACTGAACTGGACTGGATGAACATCGAACTGCAGAAGGACGGCGAGAACCGCTACCTGTTTGCCAACCTGCAGGGCCTGGTCACTCCTATCCTGTGGGGCCGTCCGGTAATCACCTCCGACAGCATGGACGAGGGCGACGGCACCACCGGTGGCGAGTTCTTGGTGGCGAACTTCGCTCGCTCCACCACGCTGTTCGACCGTATGTCGTTCATGTTCAAGATGGGCCTGATCAACGATCAGTTCATCAAGAACGAACGTGCGCTGCTGGTCGAGGAGCGCCTGGGCCTGGGCGTGCGCCGCAAGGAAGCCCTGGTGAAAGGTCGCTTCCTGACCGCCTAACCCCACCGAAGGCCGGCACATTGCCGGCCTCTTAATTTCTGGAGGCAGCATGAAAATCAAGATTCTGTGGGGCTTTGTCGGAAACGGCGCGCTACTGGGTGCCACCTCGAACAAGGTCAAGGCCGTCGAAACCTTCGATGATGCCGACGACGAGTACGCCTACACCCTGATCGGCAAAGGTTTGGCAGTAGAACTCGACGCCAACGGCAAGCCTCGCCTGGCAAAGCCGAAGGAAACTAAGCCCGCGGCGTCGAAGGAGGACAAGTCCGCTGCTGACAAGGCCGCAGCGGAGAAGGCAGCCGCCGAAAAAGCAGCTGCTGATAAGGCTGCAGCCGACAAAGCAGCCGCTGACAAGGCCGCTGCTGACAAAGCCGCTGCCGAGGCCAAGTAAATGCTGGACCTGGCCACCGTGAAGCTGCACCTGCGGGTCGATGGTGACGATGAAGACCTGCTGATCGGCGGTTATGTCGAAGCCGCCAAGGCGCACGTCGAGCAGCACTGCGACCGGAAGCTGGTCGACGGCGACCCCGTTGAACCGGAGCAAATGGGCCTGACCCGAGATGTCGAGCAGGCGATCCTGCTGCTGGTCGGGCACTGGTACGCCAACCGTGAGGCCGTGGCCGTTGGCACAATCGCCACGGCCATGCCGCTCGCAGTCGAAAGGCTGCTCTGGTACAGGAAGCGCTTCTGATGAGAGCCGGTCCTTTGCGGCACCGCTGCCGCCTGAGCAAGTACGAGCGCGTGCAGAACGACACCGGCGGCTATGACCAGGAATGGGTGCCGGCCGGTGAGCTCTGGACGGAGATCACCATTCCTACGGGTCGCACTCAGCCGGTGGCTGAGCGCCTGGAGGCGACCGTCAGTGCCGAAATCCGCATCAGACCGCGATCTGACATTGCTGTCGGCTGGCGACTGACCGAGAAGAGTACCGGCTTGATCTACAAGGTTGAGGCGGTGCTGCCCAACAACGAACGGGACATGCTGCGCCTGCTGTGCTCCAGCGTCCCCAATCCATGAGGTGAACCATGAAGATTCGTGCACTGGGCATCCTCTCCGGCGCTTCCGGCGATCGCGAGAAGGGTGAAGAGTTTGTGGTCGACAAGGAGTATGGCGCCGGCCTCATCGCCCGCGGCTACGCCGAGGAGGTGACCGAAGTGGCCGCCGAGAAGGCTACCAAGCCAGCCAAGGCCGACCAGGCCAAGGAGTAGGCTATGGCCAGACGCTCCAGTATTCGGGGCGATATCCGGCTGCGTCGGACGCTTCGCAACATCCACAAGACCATGGACAACGAGTTGAAGCCAGCCATGGAGCAGGCAGCGGGTCGCATCTTGGCCACCCAGCAGCAGCTGATCCCCAAGGACACAGGTGACGCTGCTGCAGCGTTGAGGGTGTACGTGTCGCCCAGCGGCCTGGACGCCCAGATCGGCATTCGGGGCAAGCGGGACAATCGCCGGTTCTTCTACCTGCGCTTCATCGAGTACGGGACGAAGGGCTACATGGGCGGCAAACGCGCGGGCAGCCGCAACCAGCGCGAAACCAACAAGAGCGACGGCCAGCACTTTTTCGGCAAGCACCCGGACATTCCTGCCAGGCCCGCCCATCCGTGGCTGCGACCGTCAATGGACGTGAATAGGGAGTATGTGATGGCCGATCTTGAGGCAGCTGTCCGCCGGACGCTGCGCAAGGCGAGCCTGGGAGTGGGCAATGGCTGACCCATCTGTTGCTCTGCAGAAGGCGCTGTTCGCCAGGCTTCGCGATGAGGTGAGCTGCCCAATTCACGACGGCGCCGGTATCAACACGCCGAAGCCCTATGTCTCGATCGACCGCGAGGTCTCGGTCAACGAAAGCCCGATCTCCGGGCGCAAGCGCGAGCAGCGCCTGCTGTACCTGTCTGTCTGGTCTGATGCTGTCGGCCAGGCCGAGGTGAAACGCATCAAAGGCGAGGTGATCGCCGCCCTGGACGAGCGCCCGCTGCCGCTGGAGGTTGGCCGCGCTGTATCGGTCCGCGTCATCCAGTCGGACGCCCAGCGCGATGCCGACGGCGTCACCTACCAGGGCTCGATCACCGTCCGCGTGATCACCACCCACTGATTCAATCACCGGCCGCGCTGCGGCTTTATCCAATGTGCCTTTGGAGGATCCCCCATGGCCGAAGACAACCTCAACACAGCCGCCGGCTGCCGCCTTGCCATTGGCGGCAAGACCGGTGCAGGCACCCTCACCGAGTACGAAGCCGACACCTATGTCCAGGTGGGTGAGATCGAAGACTTGGGCGAGTTTGGCGATACCTTCAGCGCTGTTAACTTCACTGCGCTGAGCGATGGTCGTGTGCGCAAGTACAAGGGCACAGCCGACGCCGGCAACATGACCCTGACCGTGGGCCTGGACAGCGGCGATGCCGGCCAGAAGGCCGTGTCGGTAGCGCACAAGGACCGCTCCAAGGGCAACTACAACGTCAAGGTCACGCTCAACGACGGCGACCCGGACGCGGCCACTCCGATTCTGCCAACCACTTTCTATTTCGGTGTGAAGGTGATGAACAACACGGTGGCCCCTGGTGCGGCCGACAACGTCGTGCGCCGCAACATGACGTTTGCGATCAACACCGACATCATCGAGATCCCAGCCGGCCCGGCTGCCCCGTGATCAACGGGGCTGAGCCACGTTCTTTTCTGCGAGAAATCCAATGAGCGAAGCCTTGTACGGCACCGTCACGCTGGTGATCGGCGCCCGCAGCTACACCCTGAAACCCACGCTCGATGCGGCGCTAAGGATCGAGGCCCGCTTCGGCGGTCTGCGCGCCGCGTTGGAGTCCATGCGGATCATGAGCATCGCTGCCTGTGCTGACATTGTGATCGCCGGCGCCGATCTGAAGCCTGAACAACATCCAGTGATCGCTGGCGAAGTCTTCCACACCGGCGTGGCCAAGGTGTCGGGCCTGCTGACCGAGTACATCACCGTCCTGCTCAACCCGGTACCGCCGAGCGTGGCCGCCAGGGGAAAGGACGAGGCGGCCAGCACAGCGCAGTGAAAAATGGCAGCTACGTCGACTATTTGTTCGGCGTGGCCACCGGCTGGCTCGGCTGGCCGCCCGACACTGCGTGGCACACCCCCATCCCGCAGATCATGCTCGCGCTCGATGCTCGGCTCGACTGGACGGGTCGCGGGCAGGCGCATGGCCATGCTCAGGCCTCGCCGCAGAAGCGTGAAAGCGTCGCGGACAAGTTGAAGAGCTTCCTGCGAGGGCGGCCCAAACAGTAGATAGCGTGCCGCCTACGGGCGGTTTTATGTGCTTGGAGATTTGCATGGCCGACCAACAAGTCCAGGGGATGCTGGTCCAGATCGAGGCCACAACGGCGCAGCTGCGTCGGGAACTGGCCAGCGCAGACCAGGTAGTCGCACGTACTACCCAGTCGATCGACCAAAACCTCGCTCAGGTCGACTCGGCGTTCGACAGCGCAGGCGGGGCTGCCGAGAAAGCTGGTGTGCTCATGCGCGGGGCCTTCGCTGCCGTCGCTGGTGCAGGATTGATCGGCGGCATCATCAAGCAGGTCGACGCTTACGGGCAGATGTCCGACCGCATGAGGGCCGCCGCCGGCAGCGCTGGTGAGTACCAGACGGTGCAGGAGCACCTGCTGCGCACCGCGCAGGAAACCTACCGGCCGCTGGCTGAAGCGCAAGAGCTGTACATCCGCACTGCGGACGTCATGCGCAGCCTGGGTTTCAATACGCAGCAGACCCTCGACATTACCGACAGCTTCAGCTTCCTGCTGGTCACCAATGCGGCTGCTGCCGACAAGGCCGGCTCCGCTCTTGATGCCTATTCCAAGGCTCTGCAGACCGGCAAAGTCGAGGCCGATGGCTGGGTGTCCATTCAGGACGCCATGCCCACCATCGTCACAGCGATCGCGACCGCCACCGGCAAGAGCGCCGAGGAAATCCGCAAACTGGGCGTAGAGGGCAAGCTGTCGCTCGACGACATCAATACCGGTCTGCTACGCACCGTCGAGGTGAACCGCAAGGCAGCGGCCGATATGTCCACCAGCGTGCAGGATGCGATGGTGAACATCAGCAACGCCGTCCAAACCTTTCTGGGTGGCATGGAAGAGCAGACCGGCGCCGTTGCTGGCCTGTCGAGTGTGCTGATTACGTTGGCCGACAACGTCGACCTAGTGGCCGTGGCCATGGCTGGCGCTGGTGTTGCCGCGTTGACCAACTATGTCGCGAAGTCTGGGCTGGCTGCGAAAGCCGCGCTGGCGGACCGCGCGGCGCGTATCGCCCAGGCCGAGGCCGTGCTGCAGGCTGCTCTCGCCGACCAGCGTAAGGCCGAAACCTTGACCATTCTGGCGGCTCGCGAGGCAGCTGCCGCCCGCGGTACGGCGGTACAGACGCAGATGTCGATTCAACTGGCCCAGGCCCGCCAGCGCGAAGCGGCGGCCACCGCCGCAGTAGCAACCGCCCAGGCTGGGCTTTGCACCGTGAGTGCCGGCCTGCTCGGCATCTTGGGTGGGCCGATGGGGCTGGCGTTACTGGCCGGCACGGCGGCGGCCAGCTTCCTGCTGCTGAGCAACAATGCCGATCAGGCAGGAGTCAGTCTGGATGACCTGCACAAGCCGGTGGCGCAGCTGCGGGAGGAGTTCGCAAAGCTCAACAAGGACCAGCGGGAAGCATCGTTGGTCAAGTGGCAGCAGGAGCAGGTCACCGCAGCCGACAAGGTCAAGGACGCTTACGGTGAACTCGCCCAGTCCATTCGCTCGAGCGTGGTCACGGCGCCGGCGCGTGACTCGGGCGGCCAATACAACCGGCAGCTGGCCGAATACCAAGGTCTGATCGACCGTCTCAACGAAGCGCGTTCGGCAGGGCAGGGGCTGTCGCCTGTGCTACAGGAAGTCGGTAACCATCTTCAATTGCCAGCCTCCACCGTACAGCAGTGGATCACGCAGGCCGGCGCCGTGAGCGATGCCGATCAGCGATCTGGCCTGATTGCCGAGACGCTGCGGGTGCTCACCGGGGTTACCGAACAAAACACGTCGGCCACCCAGGCGAACAACGCTGCGAAGGTCGGCATGAGCTCAGCGGGCCAGACCTACCTGGAGACGCTGCAAAAGCAACTGGCAGGTCTGCAGGACAATGGCGATGCGACCAAGATCGCCAACCGCTACTTGGCCGAGAACGCTGACCTCACCGAGACGGACCGCCAGGCAATCCTGTCGGCAGCCAGTGCAATTGAGGCGCAGAAGAAGGCCAACAAGGATGCAACCGAAGGCAGCAAGGATCGCACGAAGGCGCTGAATGACGAGATCAAGGCACTCGACGCGATCATCGACCGCGCGCTACCGGAGAAGAAACGACTCGAGGATCTGGCGGAGGGCGTGCAGGGGCTGCGCAAGGCCCAGGCTGCCGGCAGGATCACCGCGGCCGAGATGGAACTCGGCATCAAGAACCTGAACACGGCCTACGCCGATCCGGTCTTGCAGAAGCGTGCTGAGGAGGAGAGGAAGCTTGCAGAAGTGCGCCGCAACAGCGCCGAGGCCTATCGCAAAGCGATGGAAGTAGTGCTGCAGACACGCCAGGAGGCGATCAGCGCGGACGTCGCCGGTGTCGGCATGGGCGACGACCAGCGCGAAGAGGCTGACCGGCTGAATGCGGTGCGGCAGAAGTATGCCGAGGCGCGCCGTCAGCTGGAGGAACAACAGGAAGACGTGTCACGCCGCCTCAGCCAGGACGCCTACCAGCAGCGGCTGGCAGACTTGGCCGACTACCAGGCGCGTGAGCTGCAGATGGAGGTCGACGGCTTCGAGGCCAGGCTGCAGGCGCAGCGCGACTACCGCAACGGTGCCAAGCGCGCATGGGCCAACATCCAGGCTGATGCGGCGAACGTGGCCGGCGCAACCGACGACATGCTCACCACCGGTTTCAACTCTGCTCGCGATGCTGTGGCCGAATTCGCCATGACAGGGAAGGCCAACTTCAAGGACTTCGCCACCAGTGTGATCTCGGACATGGCCAGGATTGCGAGCCAGCAGGCCGCGAGTTCGCTCTTGAGTGGGCTGGTCGGCATGGGCATTTCCGCTGCCGGTAGTTTCTTCGGCGGCGGTGGTGGCAATGGCCTTCCGGCAGGATCGGCAGGGGCAACTTCCTCGAATCTGGGCGCGTCCCAGGCTGGCTACGGCAGCACCTACTTTCCGCAAGCCTTGGGCGGCGCCTGGTCGAACGGCGTGCAGCTGTTCGCAAAAGGTGCCGGGTTCGCTACCAATACCATTCTGAATACGCCAACGATGTTTGGCATTGGCGATGGTGATCTTGGTATCGCTGGTGAGGCTGGGCCGGAGGCAATCATGCCGCTGGCGCGCGGGGCGGATGGCTCGCTCGGCGTGCAGATGGTCGGCGGAACGGGTGGTGGCTCGACCGTTGTTCAGGTCAGCGTGCCGGTGGCCGTGACGTTGGAAGATCGGAGCTCTGATGGGATGGAGCTGGATAGCACAGCCCTGCAGCAGAACATCCAGCAACAGATGCAAGGTGTGGCTGAGCGGGCTATTGCCGCTTCTTGGCGCGCCGGCGGCATGAGCTATCGAAACAGCAACGGGAGACGCTGATGGCGATCGAAACTTTCACCTGGACACCGGACGATGAGGCCAGCGGCGACAGCACCCTACGCACCAGAAAATCGCAATTCGGCGATGGCTATGTCCAGGTATCCAGCGATGGATTGAACGGCGAATCGGACAGCTGGGCGCTTTCATTCGGCGGGCTGGCCGATGAGATTGCGCCGGCTATCGCGTTCATACGTCGCCATCGAGGCGCCAAGTCCTTCCTCTGGACCAATCCAGAAGGCGTGCTTGGCATGTACCGCTGCGAGACCTTCCGGCAGCAGCGCAAGCCGGGAGGTGTGGTGATGCTGACGGCAACCTTTGAGAGGGCGTTTCACCCATGAGTTTGATCACGCAGCTGCAGAAACTGGAGCCGGGCGCGGAGATCCTGCTGTTTGAACTGGACGGTTCGGACTTCGGGGCGGACACGCTCCGGTTCCACGGGCATGCAATCCCGCATTCGCCCGAGGAGCTGGCCGCCGCTGGCGCAAACGCCGACCAGCTTCCGGCCAAGTCGATCTGGTGGCAGGGCAACGAGTACGGTGCCTGGCCTATGCAGATAGATGGCATTGAAGCGAACTCGGACGGTACGGCAGTGCGACCCACGCTGACCGTGGGCAACGTCAATGGCAGGATTACGGCGCTGTGCCTGGCCTTCGACAACTTGCTCGAGTTCAAGCTGACCATGCGTCACACCATGGCGCGCTACTTGGACGCGGCAAATTTCCCCGCCGGTAACCCGGAAGCTGACCCGAGTGAGGAGGCGATTGAGGTCTGGTACATCGATCAGAAGGTGTCCGAGAACGGCACCACGGTCGCTTGGGAGCTTGCCAGCCCCGGCGATGTTGGCGGCGAGACCATTGGCCGGCAAATGACCCAGCTATGCCACTGGGCAATGACCGCCGGCTACCGTGGCCCGAACTGTGGCTACACCGGTCCGTACTTTGATCTCGACGGCAATCCAACGGACGATCCGGCCAAGGATCAGTGCAATGGCTGCTTCGATACCGGGTGCACTGTCCGTCATGGTCGCGGTAACCAGTTGCCCTTCGGCGGCTTCCCGGCCGTTTCCCTGATCGCACGGAGCTGACCATGCGCAAACACATCCTCGCCGCCGTGCAAGCGCACGCCGCGGCAGAGTATCCGCGCGAGTGCTGCGGGTTGATCATCGCCGTGGGCCGCTCCCAGCGGTATCTACCGTGCGACAACACTGCGACCGACCCGGCCGAGGAGTTCCGCATCTCGCCGAAGCAGCACGCTGCGGCCGAAGATCAGGGCGAGGTGATCGGCATTGTGCACTCGCATCCGGACGCAACCAGCAGGCCTTCGCCGCGCGACCTCGCGATGTGCGAGGCAACGGGATTGCCCTGGTACATCCTGTCGTGGCCCGAGGGGGACCTGCGCACCGTCACCCCGACCGGTCACACCCCGCTGCTGGGTCGGCCCTTCGTGCACGGCGCCTGGGACTGCTGGCAGGTCTGCGCCGACTGGTACAAGCGCGAGTGGGGCTTGGAGTTCCCGGCTTACGCCAGGGAGGAGGGATGGTGGGAGCAGGCAGACGGCCCCAGCTTTTACGAGCAGGCCTATGAGGCTGCGGGCTTCTACCAGGTGAGCCAGCCGGAGCGTGGCGACATGATCGTCATGGCCGTGGGGCGTACCGCCCACCCCAACCACGCGGGCATTTACCTAGGCGCCGACGCGCAGTTGCCGGGTGAGGACGGCCAAGTCTTTGGCCTAGGCCCATTCATGCTGCACCACCTGCTGGGGCGGCCGTCAGAAATTGTCGTATTCGGTGGGCCCTGGCTCGATCGGACGCGCCTGGTGCTGCGTCACCGCGACGCCAAGTGATGGTACATTCCCGGTTTTCAGGGAGGGATCACATGCGAATTTTGATCGGGGCGGTGGGGCTGGCGTTGCTGGCGGGGTGCGTGACGACCGCAGATTTGGAAGGTAACGATCCTTCGATTAGCGCGGTAACGAAGAAAGACCCCAAACAGTATGCGTTGTGCGTTTTCCCTAAGTGGCAGGCTGCCAGGACTGAGTCCTCAATGGTGGAGACCGAAAACGGCTACCGCCTATGGGTTTCGAATAGCAGCATGGCAGACGAGCTTCTTGATATCACCAGAACCTCGACTGGCAGTTCAGTGGCTCTTCGGCAGCGCATGCCTTGGTCGGCCATGCCGGGTCGTTCCGCTGTGGAACGCGCCGTCCGGTCATGTCTTTGATAGATCACCACAAACCGCCTTCGGGCGGTTTTTTTATGCCTGGAGGAAGCATGGCAGCCACAGCGGCCAGTTATCAACCAATGACCATCATCAAGCTATCCGGATCCTTAGCGCAGAAGTTCGGACGCACCCATCATAGACAGCTTGACAGCGGTGAGGTCTGGGAGGTCTTCAAGGCTCTGAGAGCTACGTTACAGGGGTTCGAGGAGGAGATCAGGCGACTTGATGGGTTGGGGTTACGCTTCGCCATCTTCCGTAACCGAAAGAACATTGGCCTGGACGAAATGAACCTGCGCGGCACTCGGGAGGTTCGTGTTGTTCCCGTTGTCCATGGCAGCAAGCGTGGTGGAATACTACAAACCATCATTGGCATCGCTTTGATGGTATCCGCCATATGGCTGGGCCCATCCGCATTTTATGCTGGCCTTTCCATGACGCTTGGCGGGGTGGTGCAGATGCTCAGCCCGCAGGCCCAAGGCTTGTCTCAAAGTGCGGCTCCCGAGAACTTACCCTCGTATGCCTTCGGCAGCGCCAAAAACACCACTGCCAGCGGCAACCCTGTCCCGATCTGTATCGGTGAGCGCCGCTGGGGCGGGGCGATTATCTCCGCCTCCATCGAGGCGCAAGACAAGGCCTAGGGCCAATCCAGCGAACGTGCCGCCTCCGGGCGGTTTTTTATTGCCCGGAGGAAAGCATGGGCCCAGCAGATCACCTGGAAATCACCGGCGCCAAGGGCGGCGAGAGCAAGCCGAAAACCCCCGTCGAGGCACCTGACAGCCTGCAGTCGACGAACATCGCCAAGATCCTGCTGGCTGTGGGCGAGGGCGAATTCGATGGCATGCCCACCGACCGCGATATCTACCTCGACAACACGCCGATCATGGATGCCAGCGGCAATGTTAACTTCCCGGGCGTGAAGTGGGAGTGGCGCCCAGGGACGGTCGAGCAGGACTACATCCAGGGCATTCCCTCGGTCGAGAACGAGACCACCGTCAACGTTGAACTGCGCAGCGACAACCCGTTTACACGGGCGCTGAGTAATACCCAGCTTTCGGCGGTACGCGTGCGCATGTCGTGGCCGCGCCTGGCCAAGCAGGACAGCAGCGGCAACACAAACGGCTACCGCATCGAGTACGCCATCGACATCGCTACTGACGGTGGCGCGTATGTCGAGGCCCACCTGGGTGCGGTGGACGGCAAGACCACCAACGGCTACCAGCGCTCAGTGCGCGTCAACTTGCCGGAGGCCACGTCGGGCTGGATGCTGCGCGTGCGCCGCATCACCCCGAATGCCAATAGCGGTACCGTGGCCGATACGATGACCATCGCCGGCTACACCGAGATCATCGACGAGAAGCTGCGATATCCGAACACCGCGCTGCTCTACATCGAGTTCGACGCCCAGCAGTTCCAGAACATCCCGGCCGTGACGGTTAAATGCAAGGCCAAGCGCTGGCCGGTGCCGACCAACTACGACCCCGTGAACCGCACCTACACCGGTGTATGGGACGGCACCTTCAAGCAGGCCTGGACCAACAACCCGGCGTTCGTGACCTACGGCCTGTGCGTCGAGGACCGCTTCGGCCTGGGCAAGCGCATCAAGTCGTGGATGGTCGACAAGTGGGAGATGTACCGCATCGCCCAGTACTGCGACCAACTCGTGCCAAATGGCAGTGGGGGCCAGGAGCCGCGCTTCCTATGCGACATGAACCTGCAGGGCCGCGCTGAGGCCTGGACCCTGCTGCGCGACCTGTCGGCCATCTACCGGGGCATGGTGTACTGGGCCCACGGCTCGCTGTTCATGCAGGCGGACATGCCGCGCGCTCAGGATATCGACTACGTTTTCACCCGGGCCAACGTCATCGACGGCGACTTCGTCTATGGTGGGGCCGAGCGCAATACGCACTACAGCCGCGCCTTGGTCAGCTACGACAACCCGGCGAACAACTACGACACTGATGTCATCCCGGTGACCGACAACGCGCTTCAGCGCCGGTACCGCGACCGCCCGATCGAGATCTCGGCC